GAATTTCTATCACGAGGAACATCTACAAGCCCGCTCAATGAAGCTGATGATGAGGAATTACAGTTCATAAAAGATATGATTTTTGAAGCTATGGACGCAAAAAACACTACTATCACTCTTGGTGGTAAAAAGCATCCTATGAACAAGATGCCAATCGAACATCATGCAGAGTTCAAGAAGCAGTATCCTGGTGTACGTACACGGTATAGAGGCAAGAGAGAAACACTAGATCAACTGCAAGCTCGATCAGGTGGAAGCAAGGGTAACACTTCCAGCTCTATGGGTACTTTTAAGGGCAGTAATAAATCGAGCGATCGTAGTCCTTCAACTCAAGATACGTTAAAAAAGAATGCGACACATTTCTACGCTCACCCTGCGGACGTTGAGGCTGCAGGGCACAAAGTGAAGTAATACTTACAAAGTATTTGATCGAACCCCCTCTGGCAGGGGGTTTTTTATTAGATAAATATAATAAAATAACAATTGAGGTATAAATGTCTGCAGCTTCCGATAAGTATGAACATGATGTTGCTGGTAATATTAACGGTCAAACTAAAGGTCTAGTTGCGGTTAGACCTAAAGTCAGTACCTCTTTTCCTGATGTAAAGGTTACTTGGAAAGCTAAAGATTACTGGGTTGAGGTTAAGATGAATCACTCAGATAACCTAATGAATCCGAGATTTGAATTTGTAAATAATAAGTGGGCAGTACCCGCTTCATATAAATCTCCTGCTACAGACAAAATTGTTGATTTACTCAATGGTAATAAAGTAGTTAAACAATGGACAGAAGGTTTAAGAATACACTTAGCTAAAAATAAATTTAAAGGTGATATTAAAAAGTTTTCCCTATATTCATCAAAGACTGAAAGAGGTACAGATACTAATGCAGTATCGGTAGCTTTAATGAAAAGTTACTTACAAACGCTACCTAATAAAAATATCGTAAAGATTCCTAATATTGATGTTGGTGAACTCGTAACATTACATTATACTCAAGGTAAAGCAGCTCCAGCATATTATGTAAGTGCAGGTGATGATTTTTATCAATTTGGTAGAACCAACCCATTAAAGATACCTAAAGTACCAATATTTAAAGGTCTTAATGATTTAGTTCTAAGAGTAGGGGATAGATCAGATAATTTTGAAATTCAAGCTGAAGTAAAAATTAAAAGTATACCTGATAGCCCTTACAGCGTTGCACCGGGTTCGAGAAAACCTAATCCATTTTCAATGTTAAAATAATGATGCAATTTAACTTATATCTTTCTGAAGCAGCTTCAGAAGAAAAACTAACGCATTTAGAGCATGCAGAAGACCATGTCATTAATGATGGTATGGAAGGCTTTGCCCATGCCTATCATAACTTAGAAGACGTTAAAGACCAGGTTAACGGTAAGAAGAACAAGACCAAGATTGCAACTAAGTACGATGGTTCGCCTTCTATCGTATTTGGTCATCACCCGGAGACAGGTGCTTTTTTTGTTGCATCAAAATCGGTTTTCAATAAAGATCCTAAGTTAAATTATACACCAGAAGACATTGAAAAGAATCACGGGCATGCTCCTGGACTGGTTCAGAAGTTAAAACAGGCATTAGAGCATCTACCTAAAGTAACACCTAAAACAGGGGTCTACCAAGGTGACGTAATGCACTCGGGTATCAAGTCAAAAGATAACCCGCACGGTGATGTTGTAAATGAAGGTGGTAAGTATCACTTTAAACCTAATACCTTAACATACTCTACAACTCATAGTTCGGCAGAAGGTAAGAAGGTTGCAAGTTCTAAGTTTGGAGTTGCCGTACATACTGCTTACGAAGGTAATACATTGGCAGGAATGAAAGCACAATACGGTGCCGATCTTTCTCACTTCCCTAAGCATCCAGATGTCCATGTTATAAGTACTGTAGACGATGTTCATAAGGCCGATCTGAATACAAACCAGTCACATACATATGAACATCATATGACCCAGGCAAAACAAGCCTTTAACAGCACCGATAAAAAACATTACGGTGCTATAGAAGGTCATCAAGAACATTTGAAAACTTATATTAATAAGACGGTGAGGGATGGTACCAAGCCATCAGTTCAAGGTTACGCTGAACACTTAAGAGATCGGCATCTTAAGGATATTGCTAAGGTAAAGACTGCTAAGGCTGTTGGAACTAAGACCGATAAGATGCAAGAAGACCTAGCCCATGTAAATAAACATTCTGATAAGTTTCAGAAAATCTTAGATATGCATCACCACCTACAGGCAGCTAAAGATCAATTAGTACATTCGTTGTCTGCTAAACCTAAGTTCGAACATTCGATACCTGAACCAGGATCTACTAAGATCACCGGGGGTAAGCCGGCTAAACCTGAAGGCTTTGTCGTTATCAGAAATAACAGACCGACTAAGTTTGTGGATAGAGCAGAGTTTAGTAGAGCAAATTTTGCTGCTAGACCAAGGTAATTCTCAACCGCCCACTTATGGATTATACAGGCAAGGCAACTAAAAATCAATGAAAAGTATAAAAGAAAAGCAGATTTTGGTAAAGTGGGCTAAAGCTATGAATGAGCCCGTTGATCCTGCTTTGGTTGAAGAAGTTGAGCGCTATACAGCGTTACAGGAGAGTGTGGCTGCATCGGTAAAGACAAATATCTTTTCTGATCTAGCAGATGCCGCCAAAAACGAACCACCAAAGATTCAAGCCCAGATTATTGCATTTCCTGTACCCCCGTCCTTAGATGAATTAGAACAATTACTAAGAGAGACAACTGATGAGCTGGTTCAAACACAAGCCCCCCAAGAACCCACCCTTACCGAAGAAGCACCCACACCCAGTACCCCCGTTACCGAATCCTTAATTGATAGAGCAGTAACGCACATTGCTAAGGAAGTTAAGAGTGAGGAAACCTCTTACCAACAACCAGATGCCGATTTAACCGGGCGTTCGGTTAATGATATTCGTAAGAAGTTAAAGTTCTTAGAGGACTGGATTTCAAAGATATCGCTAACTGGACCTGGAGGTGGGGCCGGGGATGTAATTAACTTAGATCACCCAGTGAAATTAATCACAGGTGACTATACAATTACAAGAAGAGATTACTACATTGGAGTTAATGCGGCAGCCGCAGTTAACATTACTTTAGTAGATGCTGTGGGTCATCCAGGTAGATTGATAGTGATTAAAGATGAGTCTGGTAACTGCTCAAACAACCCTATTACGGTTAATGGAACAGTAGATAATGATCCCGGAGGCTTTATTCTTCAAATGGATAATGGGGGCATACAAATGATATACCGAGACGGTTGGAGAATAATTTAATGACATATTTGTTCAGTGGCAATTCCACTATTTCTAATGAAGTAGAAGTTAAAAATGATACGGGTAATGCTCTACCGGTTGTGGGTAATGTTTGGTTGAATAACAATACTTCAAGAGTAACAATATTAAATCCATTACCAGTTACGCTGGGTAGCTCTAATATTACTATTATTGGTAATACAAATATTATTGATACTGTTACAGTTGCAAGTACCCCTGAAAATCCTGTACATGTACACGTAACAGAAATCGGTTCATCTGGCAACATACTTACCTCGTTCATGCCAGTTGGAGGAAATGTTTATTTAAACAATAATTCATCAACAGTAACTGTCTCAAATCCACTACCAGTATCAGCTACTATTGCTAACATAATTACTGTAATTGCAGAAGAGGCGGCAGGTAATTTATTTGCTATTAATAATCATGCAATTAATACAAACCGTGGTTGGACAATGGATGAAACCATGCGACCGGTCATAAGTTTCAGGGTATCCAATACTAGACCTATAACTGAACTTACCGAAATTTTAGAATACGAGATCGGTAATAATAACGCAAATCAAAGTACAATAGTATATGAATGGTATGAGGGGGAAATTGCAATCTCCGGCGCAGCTATCCCAGCATGGACCTCTGTAGGCAATAGAACTGAATATAGAATTTATCAAGACAAAAACAGTTCCAATCAGGGTAATACCTTTACACCAAATGGTGCATATATGAGACACTCGGGTATTATTATTGGAAAAAACTCAGATGCAGATGAAGGTCCTGCAACATTGTATGGTGGTACAACACCAAACATGTTAACTCTTTGTATGAGAAGAGTGGATAATACTACAAAGCTTGATGTTTGGTTTGCATTTAATTTTAAAGAATTAACCTAATGAAAACATTTAAAGACATTAGAGAGAACTTTCAAGACGGCCGTAACCCCCAGGATAAGGGTGATATGGCAAGACATGGTCTCAAAGGTAAATCTATTACTCAATTAAAGAAGGTTAGATCTTCTGATTCAGCATCACCTAGAGAAAAGCAATTGGCCCATTGGCGAATCAATATGACACTAGGTAAAAAGAAAGATAAATAAACGGTTAACTAATTAAATACCATGGACTTTATAGACTACTTAACAGAAGCACCGGAAAAACACGGCGTACTCGCGTATGGCCGTATGAATCCACCCACTACCGGGCATGAGCAGGTTATTAATAAAGTACATGAAGTTGCTAAAGAACACAATGCCGTTCACAAGGTAGTTCTATCTCATACAAGCGGTACCAAGGATGGTAAGAACCCGTTACCAGCCGATGTTAAGGTAAAGCATGCACAGCATGCATTTCCGGGTACTACTATTGAAGCAGCTTCTAAAGAGCATCCTACCATCTTGCATCATGCAGCTGCAATGGCAAGCCAAGGGGTTAAGCATTTACATGTAGTTGCTGGTTCAGACAGGGTAGAAGAGTACCATAAGTTACTGCATAAGTATAATGGCGTAAAGAGCGCGCATGGTAGCTATAATTTTAAATCTATCAAAGTACATTCATCGGGGGAAAGAGATCCTGATGCAGAAGGTACTTCTGGTATATCTGGTACTAAGATGCGCGAGCATGCAGCGGCAGGTAGAAAGAAGAAATTTCATGCCGCTTTACCTACTAAGATGAAGCCAGAACACAAAGATGCCCTCTACCACGATGTAAGACATCACATGGGTATTCAAGAGGCAGTAGCACCTGGTTCACAAGGTGAAGTAAAGATTTCTAAATACGAATGGGGTACCCCAGAAGGAACTAAAGAGATGAAGCGCATTACCCCTGGGGAAAGTAAAGTTAAAGCTGAAGCTAAAGAAGCCGATTACGGTGAAAAGTTTCAGTCTATGATGAAGAGAGTTAAAGTAAGTGCTCAGTCAGGTCCTAAGAAGACTGTTTTTATTCCAGCAAAATATGGTACAGGTGGCTCTTACAAGGTTGTACCAGATAACAAAGTTAAAGAGTCCGTAGAGGTAGAACCTATGCAATTAGAAGCAACCAGATTACCATTTCTATTAATGACTGCTAATCAAAAGCGTGCATTATTTGAGGCTGTTGAACAAGATCAACTAGAGTTCGATGGTATTCAGACTAAAAACCTGGATATATGTCCCAGTGCATATAAAGAATTTAAGAAACTAATTGAAACTGCTAGGGCAGGTGAGCACATCGGGGAACCTACCGGTCATAATATGCCATCAAAGGCAGTTCAAGATGTGGTGGCAGGCATTAACTCTAAGCCATCTACACTTCGTAAAATGCAGTTTAGACAATATACAGGACTCTAATGTTAATAGATGAATTAAAAAAAGTGCATGCCGATACATTTACGTTTTACCTGAAGGCACATTACTATCATTGGAATGTTGAAGGGCCTAACTTCCCTCAATACCATGACTTCCTTCTGAATCTTTATCAAGAAGTATTTGCATCCGTAGATTCGATTGCTGAGTTAATTAGAACCCTTGATTCATATGCTCCTGGTACACTTACAAGATTAAAAGAGCTAACATCTATAGAAGAAACAGATGACGTACCTGATGCAAAAACTATGATGTCCAGATTACTTCAGGAAAATAATATTTTAAGAGCATCTCTTTTAACGGCATATAGAACCGCTGAATCAACAGGTGAAGTAGGCATTTCTAATTTTCTTCAAGATAGAATACAGGCTCACGAAAAGCATGCATGGATGTTAAGGTCAATACTAAAATGATAAACGATTTAAATATACAGCACGAATTATTAAAGACAGCATTAGAATCAACTGATGCCTATTTGGGTGTTGAAAAGCAGGCGGTAGCCGCTAATAAAGCCACTCCAATGATGATACATGACTTTACGTATCACATGTCACGTACCCATGATGCATTACAGTCACTAGGTGTTTTAGATCAACATCAAGAGTATATGACCAGCCATGTAGTAACAATGAGTAAACTTTTTGGTGATGATGATAACAATTTAGGAGACATGCCTTACGCCCATCTACCTGCTGCAGACTTTAGTGGTATGGATGAATCTAAAAAATTATCGCATAAACAAGAATCAGTAGTTACTTCTTTTGCAAACTTTATTGCAGAGAAGAAAGAAGTGTTTAGCGATAATGATATTACCGAGATGGTTGATTCTTTAACTTGGGAAGACATTGTTGATCTGTACCCTGAAGAAGATTTAATTGAAGAAGAAACAGAACAATTAGATGAAAAGATATCTGCTCAATCTAGACTTAGAAGACGTCAAAGTTTTGCAAGAGGCAGAACCAAGAGAAGTACGGCAAAAGGTATTAAGTTAAGAAGAGCATCAACACCTGATGTACTTAATAAGAGAGCTCAACTAGCTGCGCGCCGTGCAATGTATCAGCGTCTACTACGCGGTAGGGATAAAGCTTCTCTTTCTGCATCTGAAAAAGATCGCGTTGAACAACAAGTTAAGAGTATGAAGAACATTCAAGCAAGTATTGCTGTTAGAATGGTACCTAAGATGCGTTCTATTGAACAAAAGAGGCTTGCGCATTATAGAGGCGGCGCAAAAAGATGAAAACCTTTTTCATGTTAAGAGAAGAGCATGCATGCCCTATCTCTACACGCGACGTACATATTAACGTTAAAAATCGCCAGCACGCTATTGACGAATATCATTATGGTCCGGCTAACCCAAATGAACCAGGTGACCACTGGGATAAGTTAGCTGAAATATGGGATATTAGTACCGATACTGCTAAGACTATGAAATGTGGGAACTGCGCAGCTTTTGATGTATCTGATAGAATGCGCAAGTGTATTGAAGACGGTATAGTTGCTGACGATGTTGGTAATAATGCAATGCAAACAATTAAGCAAGCGGATTTAGGTTATTGTAACCTTCTTCACTTTAAATGTGCAGGTACAAGATCATGTTCCATTTGGTTAACGGACGGACCTATCGTTAAGTCATGAATCAGCTTTACCTGACTCAAAATAAAATTGAGTCAACTGGGTGGTATAGTAAGCCTTGTAATAAAAGTTTATTATCAGATAACCCTACTTACTTAATGGGACCTAATGGGTTTGAATTGACAGAGATAGAGATAGAGTTAGTTAAATCTAACGGAGGTAAGTTTTATTCTGATGATGTAAAAGTACAGAAAAGTGATTGGATTACACAACCAGATATAAAGGAAGGTGTAGTTTTGAATCATAGTTTTATTTTATATCGTCGTTCATATAATGGTGATGCTGGGATTCAGTTACAAGAAATGTCACTGAAAGATACTAGAATAAATAGAATAGTAAAACAAAAACCCAGATGGGGTTTAGATATTAGTTTAGAATTTATTGATAAAGATAATGTATTTGAAATCGTGCACTGGGAATATGATACCGGTAGTTACGAAGAGTTAGAAGAGTTAAAAGAGAGATACGAGCCTTTATTTTTAAATACTGACTGGCAAGATGGTGCTAAGGAAATATTTAAAAGAAAAGACGACTGGGTTAATCTAGGATTCTTTCCGCAGAGTAAGTATAAGTGTGAGTATTTTGGTTTAATACCGGAGAACTTTGGACAAGTAAGATGGCTCTAAGAACGTAATGGTACTAGAAAATTTAAGAAATTGGTTCAGTAAGACTCATCCCGATGGAAATTGGGTGAGAATGGATACCAAGGGTAATATTAAAGGTGACTGTGCAAGAGAGCCCGGGGAGGGGAAGCCCAAGTGTCTTCCACTTGCCAAGGCCCGTTCTATGTCAAAAGACGACAGAGCGGCTGCAGTAAGAAGAAAGAGAAGAGAAGATCCGGTTGCAGACCGGTCTGGCAAAGGAGGAGCACCAGTAATGGTAAAATCAGAATCATTAAATACCTTTTCTAATTTAAGAGAAGGTC